TCGGTAAACTTTCAATCTTTCACGGACACGAATTTGGGAAACAATTCCTTCCTTCTGTCAACGTAGCGCGTGGGTTGTTTATGAAGACAAAAGTATCTTCTTTGTGTGGACACCATCACCAGACAGCGGAACACAACGAGCGCGATGCTAACGGAAAGTTTATTACTTGTTGGGGTGTTGGTTGCTTATCTGAATTAAGTCCCGACTACAACCCTTATTCGAAATACAATCACGGCTTCGCCATTGTTGAGAAAGGAAACAACGGAGCGTTCAGCGTTCACAATTACCGCATACACGAAGGGAAAATCTTATGAGAAAGAATTTATTATTTGCAGTCTTGCTCGTTGTTGGAACGTCTATTATTTGGACGGTCATTTGTTGGAATTGGTGGGGACGAAGTGTTGCAAAAAACGCAACAACTGAAATTCAGAAACAAGATAGCGTTATCAATTACAACGCTGGCGAATACGACCGCTTACTTGCTGAACAAATAGAACTTTATAAACAATTAAGAACTTATGAAGATGCTCAACTTACAGCCAAAACCACCTATCAAAGAACTCGTGATATTGTTCTTGTTCGAGATACTATTACTCGCGTGGATGTCGTACGTTTGGTGAACTCCTGCGACAGCGTAATTGCTTCCGATTCACTTGTAATTAACAACCTCAAAGAACAATTGAACATTGAAGGTGAAAAGATTGACAACTTACAAGAAACAATCGTTGCTTATGAACAGAAGGAAGACATATTGACACAGGAAATAAACACTCTAAACGTTGAAAAGAAAAAGTTAGACAAACAAAAAAAGCGCAGAAACCACGCTTTAATCTTTACAACGTCTGTCGCTGCTCTTTCTACTTTTGTTCTGAGTGTTTTATTTTAGATTCAGGAACGTAGAACTTCAAAGAGAACTCAATTGCTTCACTTAAGAAAGCGTTGCGACTATTCTCTCCTCGTTTCTCGTCTATCTCGTTCCACAGGTCTTTGTGCAAGTAGACACATATTCCTTTTTTAGTTTTGCTTTCTGGCATATTCCTTAAAGTTTTGAATGTAAAATTCGTCTAATAAATCAACCGTCCTTTCTGCTCCGTCGTACTTCGATTTTGCGTGTAACATTTCGTTGTTTGCGTTTCTATTTTTGTCTGGGTATTTCGCTACAAATTCAGCAAATTCAATTAGCATTTCTTTTTCTACGCGTCTGCAATAAGCATATAAGTTCGTAATAGTTTCGGCTTGTAATTCATAAGGAACATTTTTTTTTATGTCGGCTAACTCGTGAAAAAAGTATGCAACAGGTGTTTTGTTAATTTCCATCTTCTTCAATTTTTAATTTCTTCAAATAAAGGGCAAGGTCTAACGCTTCTTCGTATGCGTGTTGTAGCCATTCAGAACGAGTTAAATCGGTGCGGTCGAGTGTTGTTCCATACGTCTCCATTCCCTTCAATTCTCGCGCTTCTAATTCGGCAATGACTTGCGTCAATAAATTACTTTTCTTCATTCTTTGACATCATTGAACCAATCATAAGCGCAAGATAAATTTTCTCTTTCGCGTTCAAGTCCTTTCGTTGTGAAAGTTCAAGGAGAATGTCGCCTAAAATCTTTCCTTGTTGAAAGTAGTTCGCGAGTGAATTAACGATTTCGCGTTCGCGGTCGTAAGTCATTTTTAAAGACTCGTATAGTGGTGTGTTTTTCATTCTTGTATGTTTTCTATTTCTTGTTTTACTTTATGAGCAAATTCAATTACTTCTTCGTGTTCTTGCATATGATTAATCATTGCATCCATTTCAATTTGACACGCGTGTTTTATTACTTTTATAGGACTATTTGGATTCCAAGTTCTGCTTCTTGTGAAAATTTCATCAGCATATTGTTTTACAAATTGCTCCATTGTTGTTATGCCTTTTAAGGCTTCTTCTATTTCATCGTATCCGAAGGCTTCTATTATTTTCATTGTGCTAATATAATTAAGTTATGCTAACCTACAACATATTGTCCATAAGAAGGGTTGAGTTCGAAATACATTCGCATCATTATAGCGTCGGCAACGTCTGGAGAAATACCTTCACGATTCTTGATAACGTCTTTCGGTGTGACTTGCAATTTTCCGTCAACATCTGCGCGGTGTCGCTTAATCATTTCGAGTTCACGAATGATTTGTTCTTTGCGCGTACTTGAAAGAATAGTGAGCCGATTCTCCTCTACATATTGAGCCAATTTGTAGTAACACTCGCTTTTCAAGTTTTGATATTGTGGGTGTTTTGGTTTTGATCCATTCTGAAATCCTAAACACTTCAAAAAGTCACAGACTCCACCGCCCACTCCATCCTCATCCGCGATGATGTTTTGAAGTAGTATGTTGTGTTCTTTGGCTACAACGCGAATCTTGTTCACGACTTCATCCAACGCTGCACGATTGAGTTCAATTATATCAATAATGGTAAGACCTTCCCAAACAATAATAATCGTTCTATCCTTTCCAAAACGAGCAATGTCGGCTGTGATATATTTTTTGCCTTCATTGATTACTTCGTTGCGGAACATTCGAAGAAGATTCTCCGTGTTGAACAACTTGTCTGAATCATCGTCGAACTCCCAATTGCCTTCTAAAAGTCTTTTACGATCGTATTCAGGAAGTCTTCTAAGAGATTCGATATAAGCGAGAGGAAGGAATGGGTTATCTTGCGGCAACGCTTGGACGAAAGCACGGTGCGAAGGTAGTTCGTTCCTATTGTTCTTCATATAGAACTCGTTATACAACCAACCCTTCGCAGGATTGCAAGACAAAAAACCTTTTGGAATTAAACCGAACTCATTCAACTTAAAACGGCAACGAGAGTGAACGATACTCACCGCCTTTTCAGTTACTTCGGAACATTCATCTACGAAATAGTCTGTGATTTCAAGCGACCCTAATGAATTATAGTTGACATCTGAGGGGTAAGCCTGCAAGTCTTTTAGCACTATTTCGCTTCCGTTGAAGAACTTAATTATATTCGATTGTCCGTTGAAGGTGTAGTGTTTGTTTGCTATCAATCCAAACTCCTCAGCGGTTTCGAAGAAGGTGTTTAGGGTAGTCTTTTTTAAGTTATCTAACTTTGCACGTCCAATTAACGAACGTGTTCCCGCGTACTTCAAACGACGCTGTATTTGCCACATACAACCGAACTTCGTCTTGCCACCCCCTGCCGCGCCACCGTAAAGTAACTGCTCAACCTGTGAATCGGTCGCCAGATAGTTCAACGCTTCAATTTGACGCGGCAGGTATGTTGGTTTATAAGGTATCATTCAATTTAATCATTGCATAAGATATTGGAAATTGGTGGTGTATTAATCCATTTGTTCTACATTCCCAATAACCGTCAGACAAATATAATTCTTCACAGTGAATAATATATTTTGACGCTGTAACAGGATGAATGAATTTGTACTTTTTCATTAAAATAGTGTTAGTTGATTTTCAACAACAGGACAAAGTTCGTCTTGAAGTATTTGAACAATGCGGTCGTACTTTTTCGCGTCGTTATTTTGCTTTACTTGGTGCAACAGCAATTCAAGACCAGCGTTGAAGGCTTCGTCTTTCGTTTTATATACGCAGTATTCAGCGTGGTAAATCAAAGGCTGCGACCAACCTTGATCCTGTCCTTTGAAACTAATTGAATAACTCCAATTTCCGTTCTGAACAATGGCTACATTGACCTGCGCTTCATAACCCTTTATACATTTGTAGGTATAGAGAATCGGGTTCTCGCAAACTCCGTGTTCGTTGAATATAAACTGACTCATTGCTTTGACAAATAAAGTTTGTAAAGTTCACGAAAGCCTTCAAACTGAATTGATTCTTTAAGTAGCTGACGTTTGCGGTCACTCATTCGTTCAACCATTCCTTTCGAAAGTTGTTGTTCTTGAAAGACTGTCTTTCTTGCCTTTGCTTTGCACAACTGATATTCTTCTTCTGTGAATGTTTCAAGCGTTATACGTTTACTTTCTTCGAGCCAACGCATCATTGACACACCTCGCAATTCTAACGTCGTCATTTTGCCTTGTTTGAAGCTCTGCACGTCTTCGTCCAACATTCTTCTCCAGCTATCGTCGTTCACCGCCATTTCGTTTTCTTTTATTTGTTGTGATTTTTCTTCTATCGCTTCTGCAATTTCACGCTGAATTTGTAGATTCGCTTTGTCCCTATGTGGTTTGTAATGGGTGAGTACGTCACCTATAAACGACACGCTTAACGCTCCGAAGTGTTCGCATTTTTTACTCAGTTCATTCGCTGCGTTTAGTTCGAACGCGAGGTTGAAGTGTTCGAACGTAACCCATCGAAAGTGTTTACCAATGAACTCGTGCAGCATTTGCAACAGTTGCGCTTCTGGAAGTGCTATGCCATACATCGCGCACACCTTCGAGCAAAGTTTAACGAACGTAGGTAGGTCGTAGTCGGCTACAAATGCGCTTTCTCTTTCCGCACGATCAACCCTTTGTGTAATTGTGAGCGTCGTTGTATATGCGTTGCGCAGCGTCTGAATCGAATTTTCCATTTTTGATTTTTGTGTTTTGGTTTGTAGTTACAAAGGTAGACAAGTCCCACTTACGAACGGCAGCCTTCCAGTCTTTCATCGGGTTGCGTCCTACCTTCCAACCGTTGGCTTCGTAGTGTGCGTGGAATTTCTCGGTAAACTTCAGCGCGTCGTCGTTGCTTAATTTCTCACAGGCATATTCGTAGATTTCGACAACGGTAGGTTTCTTGAATGCTGCCTTCTTTTCTTTCGTCGTGGCTGGAAGGTTAGCCTGTGGAACTGATAAGCGAATAAGTATATCGTTTATCTTTTGGTCTTGTTCCTTTATTTGCGCTTCGAGTGTTTCAACTCGTTTCTTTAATTGTAGTATTAGCATCATTGTTTTATTTAGTATTCGTCCCTTTCCATATCCGCATCTTCTTCGCGAGTGCATTCGTAACAAAGACCTATTTCGTCTTCAAATAGTTCCTGCACGTCGCTGTCGTCCCAGTCTCGATATTTTCTGTTTGTTCTTTTGATTTCTGAAATGCGTTCTTCAATTTGGTCTGAATCGCAATAACGGCAATAGTCGCTCATAGATTTTTGATTTTAAGGTTTATTTTAATTTGGCTTTTCTTTTCGCTTCGAGTTGTTTTTGGTGCTCCAAGTGTTCCACAAACTTAGTGAAAAATTTAATAGGTTTAGCATAACCCATCGCGTTCATCAATTCACAGATACGTTCAACAGTTGCCGCGTAGGCTTTGTCGCATTCAATCTGCCACGTTGCTTGTTTGATTCCGTGCATTACTGTCGCGTGATCCTTTCCGTAATGCTTACCAATTGATTCAAAACTTTGAAAGTAGCAAGGGCGGATAAGGAAGAAAATAATTTGTCGTGCTGTCACTATCTCGCGTCGTCTTGTTGGGGTGTAAAGCATTTGCGATTGAATACCCACAACGCTACAAACAACGTCTTCAAGTGCGCTCCAGAATATCTCACGCTCGTTTTCAAGTTCTTGTTGTTGTTTGATTTGTTCGGTTGAAAGGCGTTCGTATTTTGGCGTAAGCATTAACCAAAGCGTTTC